TGGTTCACAGTCAGTAACTGATGGTAAAGTAGGCACAGCACTCATACAAGAATGGCGTTTTAACCAGTATTGTAAACGTCTGCAAAACATGATTGTAGACAAGTTAAATGACGAATTTAAGATGTTCATACGCTGGAGAGGCATTAACATAGATGCTGGCGTATTTGATTTGCGTTTTAATGACCCACAAAACTTTGCTTCATATAAACAAGCTGAAGTTGATCAGGCTCGTGTTACTACCTTTACCAGCTTAGAACAATATCCATATCTGAGCAAGCGATTCCTACTCAAGCGTTATCTAGGATTAACTGAAGAAGAAATGGCAGAAAACGACAGTATGTGGGCTGAAGAAAAAGGCGATTCTGAAGAAATGGCTGCTGGTGATGTTGGATTGCGTAGTGTTGGTGTAACACCAGGCGGAATTGAATCTGATATGGGTGATGTTGAAGCATTAGCACCTATACCAACTGGAGAGGGTGAAGCTGCTCCTGAAGGTGGTTCTCCTGTAGGTGGTGGAGTTCCAACGGCACCACAACCAGGCGCAGCACCAACCACACAAGCACCACCAGGCCTATAATTGCCATTTTGGTGTAAATAACTATACTATGTTCATACAAGACCTTTTTGAAAATGTTGAAGTTGATGCTCGTTATGATGCTGCTAACGACAATAGTCAGTTAAAGATGTCTGACACACGCAAAACTCGTCTTACACTTGAACAAATCAACAAACTCCGACTTATGAACGATCAGCGCAAGATCGAAATGAAACAAAAGTTGGAAAACATTCAAAAGCAGTATGGTATGGGTACTGCTGCTGCCGCAGGTGGTGCTGGCCTAGGCATGTAATTCTTTCAGAATGCTCTGAAATCATAGCATTTGAGCGTGTTTTTTTAACTACGCTGTAAATATCATTACAGTCAATGCTATATGAAAGGAAATATTACATGGACAAGAATTACGAAAAGTTAGTAGAGTACATCATTTCTGATGATACTGAAAAAGCAAAAGAATTATTTCACAACATCGTGGTTGCAAAAAGCCGCGAAATCTGGGAAAGCATGGAGCACATGGACCATGAAGAGTTAGCAGACGGTATTGCTGCTGACGAAGAACACGCACCAGTTGAAGAAGCTTCAGAAGACGAAGTCACTGATATGATGACTGACGTAGACAATGCTGAAGAAGACAACATGGACGACATGGATGACATGGACGACATGGACGACATGGATGATGCCGAAGGCGAAGAAACTGAAGAGTTAGAAGATCGTGTTATGGATCTAGAAGACGCTTTAGACGAACTAAAAGCTGAGTTTGATTCACTAATGGCTGACGAAGCTGGTGAAGAAGAGCACAATGACGGTAACATGGATCCTGACTTCGGAGACGAAGCTGGCGACGAAATGGAAATGGAAAACACTTTGATGCGTGAATACGTTGAAAAAGTTGCTGATACTGGACAGTCAAACCCATCAGGTAAGATGGCTGGAACCGGTTCAAAGAGTGAAAACCAAGGCGAGAAAAACACCAAATCACCAGTAGCTGGTAAGAACGACATGGGTGGCAAGGCTGTTTCAAGCAAAGGTGGAAATCAGAATCAAGATGGCACAAGCCCTGCTAGCGCAGACAAGGCACAAGTTATCAGTTCTGGCAACCGCAATGTACCAGGTGGTAAGGCAGGTAGCCCAGTAAGTGCTAGCAAGCCAACAACATCCGAGCCAAGCGGTGTTAACAAGCGTAGCATAGAGTCCTAATCAGTAGCATGACTGTATTACTGAGAGAATCCCTTTCCTTTGACCAGGCTCAGATCGTAACTGAGAGCACTGGCGAAGGAAAGGATCTTTATTTAAAGGGCATCTGTATTCAGGGTGGCGTTCGTAATCAAAACGATCGAGTATATCCTGTAGCTCAGATAAAAATCGCAGTCGATGCTATTAACGAACAGATCAAAAAAGGATATTCAGTTTTAGGTGAAGTTGACCATCCTGATGATCTAAAAATTAACCTGGATCGTGTTTGTCTCATGATTGATAACATGTGGATGGACGGTCCTAACGGTTTTGGTAAACTTAAAATTTTAAAAACTCCTATGGGTAATTTAGTTCAGACCATGCTTCAAGGTGGTGTGAAGTTAGGTGTTAGTTCCAGAGGATCCGGTAATGTAAATGAAGGAACCGGTGAAGTTTCAGATTTTGAGATTATTACGGTAGATGTAGTGGCGCAACCTAGTGCCCCTAATGCATTTCCTAAGCCAATATATGAAGGGCTTTTGAACATGAAGAACGGACACAGAGTACTCGAGGTTTTAAAGGAGAAATCCGGACAAGCCAGCGTCGATTCAAAGGTACAGAGATATTTGCAAGACTCAGTGTTGAGACTTATCAAAGATCTAAAAATTTAAGGAGAACATTTAATGTTAGAAGCTATCAAGCCATTAATCGATAGCGGTATTGTGAACGAAGACACTAAGCGTGCAATCCAGGAAGCCTGGGATGTTAAGCTAAGTGAAGCTCGTGATGCAGCGAAAGCTGAATTGCGTGAAGAGTTTGCTCGCCGTTATGAACATGATAAATCTGTAATGGTTGAAGCTTTGGACAAAATGGTCACTGAAAGCCTTAAGACAGAACTAGTAGAATTTGCGGAAGAAAAGCGTAAGCTATCTGAAGACCGTGTTGCATTTAAACAACATGTTTCAGAAACCGGCCGCAAGTTTAACCAGTTCCTAACAAACAAGCTAGCAGAAGAAATTGTTGAACTCAGATCAGATCGTAAGACACAAACAGAAGCAATTGAAAAATTGAACAAGTTTGTTATTCGTCAACTGGCTGAGGAAATCAAGGACTTTGGTCAGGACAAGAAAGAATTGGCTGAGACTAAAGTTAAACTGCTTGCCAATGCAAAAACTACACTAGAGAGTGTTCAGAAGAACATGATCAAGCGTAGTGCTGCAATGATTAAGGAATCAGTAGCCACAAACCTCAAAGCTGAACTCAAACAGTTCAAAACTGACATCAAAGAAGCTCGTGAGAATATGTTTGGCCGTAGAATTTTCGAAGCATTTGCTTCAGAGTTTGCAATCACACACCTTAACGAAAATGCAGAGATCAAGAAATTGCGCTCAGTATTAGAAGCTAAGGAACAAGTAATTGCAGAAGCTAAAGCAGAAGCAGCTGAAAAATCTAAGTTAGTAGAAAGCAAAGATACAGAAATTAAGATGATTACTGAAAATGTAACTCGTCAAAAGACTGTGGATGAACTTTGCACCACACTAACCAAGGACAAAGCTAATCTAATGCGTGAGCTTTTAGAGAACGTGCAGACACCTAAGCTAAAGTCTGCATTTGACAAGTATCTACCAGCTGTGTTGAACAATGCCAAGCCAAGTCAGGTTGCCACAGGCAAATCTGTACTAGCAGAGAGCAGAGTTGAACGCACCGGTGATAAAACTGCAACCGCGGTTGAGACAAATGACAATAATGTCGTGGACATCAAACGTCTAGCAGGGCTTAAGTAATAAAACTAAGGAGATAGTAAAAAAATGACACAACAACTACTTGAAAGCCGTTGGGGCGAGACCAAGGAAGCCCTGTTAGAAGGTCTTAATGGTTCACGTCGCACAACAATGGCAATTATTTTGGAAAACACCAAAAGACACTTGGTAGAAACCGCATCAGCTGGCGCAACTTCCGCAGGAAACGTTGCTAGCTTAAATCGCGTTATTCTTCCAGTAATCCGTCGTGTAATGCCAACAGTAATTGCTAACGAGATCGTTGGCGTTCAGCCAATGACCGGACCTGTTGCACAGATCCACACTCTGCGTGTTCGTTATGCAGAAACATTGAGTGATACCAGTGCATACGACACCGACGTAACAGCCGGTGAAGAAGCACTAAGCCCATTCAAAATTGCTACTGCTTATTCTGGCGATAGCACAACTGCTCGTGCTAGTAGCACAGCCGCTTTAGAAGGTTCACCAGGTCGTAAGATCAACGTGCAAATCCTAAAGCAAGTTGTAGAAGCTAAGACCCGCAAGCTATCAGCTCGCTGGACATTCGAAGCTGCTCAGGATGCACAAGCTATGCACGGCCTTGATGTTGAAGCCGAAATCATGGCAGCATTGGCACAAGAAATTACCGCTGAAATCGATCAGGAAGTTCTAGGTAGCTTGCGTAGTCTAGCAGCAACCGAGTTCACCTACGACCAATCAGCAGTTTCTGGTACCGCTACATTCGTTGGTGACGAGCATGCCGCTTTGGCAGTTCTAATCAACCGTACTGCAAACAAGATTGCTCAGCGTACACGTCGTGGCGCTGGTAACTGGGCTGTTGTTAGCTCAGCTGCATTGACTGTTCTGCAGAGCGCAACCACCTCAGCATTCGCTCGTACCACTGAAGGTACTTTCGAGGCTCCAACAAACACCAAGTTTGTTGGTACACTAAACGGTGCTATGCGTGTATACGTTGACAGCTATGCTGCCGACGACAAAGCAGTACTAGTTGGTTACAAAGGTTCAAGCGAAGCAGATGCAGCAGCATTCTACTGCCCATACGTTCCATTGATGAGCAGCGGTGTTGTTCTAGATCCAAGCACCTTCGAACCAGTAGTTGGCTTTATGACCAGATATGGTTACATTGAGCTAACTAACACATCATCATCTCTTGGTAATGCTGGAGATTATGTTGGTGAGATCGACGTACAAAACCTAGCATTCTCTTAATCCGAGAATATTAC